GTTTCCTCTACCGATTTGTGCGTGATCAGCTTGTTCCAGAAATTCTTGCCACAGAAGGCCCGCGCGCCCGAGCTGGTGACGCTGCCCAGTTCATCGTCCTGCATGTCCAGCGCTTCGGCGCATTTGACCCGGATCTTGGTGGCCGAGTCGTTCAGGCCCATGGATAAGCTTTGTTGTTGCACACCAAACGCCTGATAAATGTTCAGCAGGACCGTCGAGCCATCCGCGTCCAGCACCAGGCCGTTCAGCGCGCCCATGCGTTGAAATTCATGGGTGGCGTCGAGCTGACGCTTGGCCTTGCTCAGGCGCGTGTTCACTACGCCTTGCACGGCCTGCAGTTCGGTGGTCGTACCAAAGGCGCGAATCCCTTGGATCTCGTCGGCCTTGATGGTGAAACGCTGCGGCAAATGCACGGTGTTGAACGGGATCATCTGACGCTTGCTTGCGCCCACGACCAGACCCGAGGTACCACGTTCACCCGCTGGCACCAGGGCCAGGGTGTTGCCGTCCTTTTCGATCTGCACGGTCAGGGTGCTGATGCCTTCCTCGCGAAACAGGCCCAGACTGCTGATGCGGCCCGGCAGATATTCCTGCTCATTGATCGCCGCGGTCAGCGAAGACACGGAAAAAACATCGTCGGAAAAAATGCCAATGTCGGCCATGAAGGGACTCTCCAGAAAAGCAAAACCCCGCACAGGGCGGGGTTGGGATAAAAGGGGGGTGACTTAGCGGGTGATCACGAACTGAGCCGCCAAGGCGACCTCGGCATCAGCATCGAAACCGGTCAAATGCACCTCGCTGACCTCGGCCAGCCGCACCACCGCACTGGCTCGACGCTCCTCGGTCGATTCGCCCAGCGGCCCGTACAGGATGCACGTCGCCACTTCCGTGCCATCGGTGGCGAGGGGATCGTAAGACGCAAACTCATTGGTCGCAGTGACCAGCCCTAGCACCTGGCCGGCATTCAAGGCGGGGCCAGCGGCCACCAGAATGGATTCACGAGAGATCTTCCCGGCACCTTCGGAGAGCAGAAACTCGCCGGCGTGTAGCGTTTCGTACTTTACGGTCATGCTCGTGCTCCTTTTGCACTGTTGGATTGCCCCGCATGGACGGCCTGACGGGCTGCCCAGATCGAAGACGGATTTGGTTGTTTCGCCAGCACCTTCGGTGCAGGGTCATCGTTGAGGGGCACGCTATTGTCGATTTCGAAACCGTTGCCGCTGCTGACGATCTTGTCGAAAAGCCGCGCGCGTACCGCGGGCTCATCCAGCCCCGCGGCCACATACTCGAGGCTAAGCTCTGGCAGGCGTGCCGCGACACACAGGTCATGCACCGCCTTAGCCCGGGTCAACCCCGCCAGGACGATCTCTTCGCTTTCAAGCTGGGTCGAACTGAGCAATGGAGCGACCAGGTTACTGATCCCCGCCTCCGCGCAACGTTGAGTGATTAACAACGCCAGCTTGGCCGAGTCCATCACGGGCTTGGGTGGATCGTTTGGCGCCGCCTCCGGAGCCGGATCGGGCGCCTCATCGAGCTGTGCCAGCAATTCAGCTGGGGTGTGCTGATAACGCTGCATCACCCCGCCCTGCCCCAGACACGCCTTGACCTGCACCCCGTCGCCCACCTCATCGGCCAGCCCCAGAGCCACTGCCTCACTGGCGGTCAGCCAGGTTTCGGCGGCTACCAACCTCCGTAACTCCACCTCATCGATGTCCGGTGCCTTGGCCTTGTAGGCCGCGATGATCGCCTCCATGGTTTGGTCGAGGACATCCGCCACTTTGCGAAAGCTCTCGGCGTCGCCAGCCGCATAGGTCCACGGGTTGTGGATCATCAACATCGCATTGGACGCAATCACCACTTTGTGGGCACCGCACACCGCGACACTGGCCGCGCTTGCAGCCAATGCATCGACACGTGCCGTGCAACGTTCGCCCAGCCGCGACAAGGTGTTGTGCATGGCCAACCCGTCGAACAGGTCGCCACCAATGCTGTTGAACGCCGCGATCACCGGCGACACGCCGTCGTCGACCGCGCGCAGATCCTGCATGAACTGACTGGCGGTAATGCCCCAGGTGCCGATTTCGCCATACACAAAAACTTCGATTACACGCTCGGTCGCTTCGCCGCTGGCGTGTACGGCGTACCAGCTTTTATCCTGCACCGGCACTTGCTGGCCGGCCTTGTTGTAAATGCGCGGCGGCGTTTTTTTTTTGCTCATGTCTGCTCCTTGTCGTCGAACGCCTGGAGCAGTTCGACGAGCGTGCTGTAATTAAGACCTTTACCCCGAGCGCGCTCGGCATCGGCGGCGTTTTCTTCGTCCACCGTTTCGGCGTCATAACCGGTGCGCAGGACCATTTCGCTACGCGAGGCAAAGCCGGCGTTCACTTCCATCGTGCGTGACTGAACATCCTGAACTGGATGGATGTACGCCCAGCCTTGGGGCACCCAGCGTGTACGCAGGTACTCACGTCGGCGCTGGGCGTAGTCCGGCAACAACACGGCGCCGCTGAGCACCGCCATGTCCATCCACGCGGCCCGCACCGGGCGACACAACTGGTGCACATACACGCCAAATTGCAGCTGCTCCAGTCGACGCCGAAACTCGGTGAGCACCACCCGCAGTGCTCGGTCGTTCACTTCGCGCATGTCGCCAGTAAGAATTTCGTAGGGCATTCCGGCCCCAGCCGCCGCGGCCATCAATTGCTGACGCATGAAGTCCGGGTAGTTGTTGCCGGCATCTGGCGGCGAGGAAAACTCGACCTCCTCGCCCGGCAGCAACTCCTGCATGGTCCCGGGTTCCAACGCCACCATGGGCGTGAACCCATCCGAGGCGAGGTTCAGCGGCGCACCGGTCACCGGGTCTACCGGGGTCTGGATGTCATCCGGTGAAGGCTTTTTGATAAAACCGGCGAACAGGTTGGCCACCTCTTGGCGGAACAACACCGCATCGTCGTAGTTGTCCAGGCTGCGCAGGCGTTTGAGCACCGGTGACAAGCGCGGCAGGCCGCGAAGCTGACCCGGTTCGACCGGCTCAAAAATATGCAGCACCTGGCTCGCCGGTACGCGCACCAGCTGGTTGTAGCCACTGTTCAACGACGCGGCATCGCCGGGATGCGAGCGATACATCCAGTACGCCACCCGGCGACTGTCCGGGCTGAACTCAATGCCGGCGCGAATGACGTTGCCGTTACGGGCCATTTCGGACTTGTCGTGTGGCACAAACTCCGGCGCCAGCACCTGGAGTTGCAGTGGCACCACCAGCCCCTCATCGAGACTGCGCGGGCGCAAGCGGACAAAACATTCGCCTGCCGTTTCCACTGTCCGGGCAATCAACGCCTGCTGTCCGTAGAAGTCGGTCAGACCATCGGCGTCGGATTCTTCGGTCCAGTCAGCCCAAAGTTCCTGCAGCACATGCCGAAGCTCGTCATCCTGGGTTTTCGGCCGCGGCGTGATGCCGGTGCCGATCAGGTTGCTGACCCGCTTGTCGATGATGTTGAAGGCGTACGGGTCGTTGCGCACTGCCGCGCGGGAGCGCGAACGCAGGTTGCGCAACGCCGGAATGGCAATGCTGTTGAAGCCGGCGTCGGGTGCATCCCAACTGGCGGAACGGCGGCCTTCGGCCGCGCCTTCATAGCTGGCCTTGATGTTCGACGGGATCAGGAACCCGCTACGGCCCAATGTTGGAAACTGACGAGCCATTACAGTCCCTTGCCTCCATGGTAAAGCCGCACGATGCGCGAACGAGGACCTGCCGCCGCGATCAGCGAGCTGCGAATTTCATCGCGTGCCCTGAGCAGTTCGTCGATATCGCGGTACTCAACGTTGCGATCGGCGTAGCGCACGATTTTTTCGCCACGCGCAATTGCCTTCTCGACCGCATCGAGTTGCTGTTGGGTAAAGGCCATGGGGATCGCTCTAAAGTAATGAGACAACGTGGGTTGCAACGGTGCGCCTTCACTCAGCGTCGTTTTTTGAGGTAGCCGCTGCTGGAGCTTCGACGCTGTGGTGGCCGTGCAATCGGCAGCGGTGCTATTACCGGCTTGGCCGGTGGCGACACGGGATCAGGCGGTTGCTGCGGAGATGGTGCCGGAGCGCGGACACGTTCTACTGCAATGGCTTTTTCACCCGGAGGCGCAGCCTGCAACAGGGCGCTTCTCACCCGCTCCCAGTCGTGTTCCTTGTAGCGATTCAGGCCTAGGTAATGCGCCATTGCCAGGCTGTACACCATCAGGTCGAGGGCTTCGTTGCGCTCCGCCTTGCCCTTGACCCACTCGATTTTTTTGTAGCCTTTGACGTACCGAGTCACCTTGCGCTCGGCGACGCACTGGGCGAAGAAATCATCCGGCAGGT